CATGATACTACAATGTCACAATGGAGAAGAAGAAAAGCATATTATGCTAAATGTGCTTACAATATTGAAGAGATGACGATGGGAGATTCAGAAGGTAAAGTATGTACTACTGTAACTATAGAAGCTGATGAAAATGGATGTTTATTTAGCGACGATTGAAGAGTTTATGTACGCTTCTGTTTTCTAGTAGGCCATTTCTTCTTTTTACCACCTTGTATTAGTGGTGCTGGTGCTGGCGCTTGAGTAGTTAGTTCAATGACTTGTAAATCATATTGTATTTTAGAATTCAATGTATCAATCTCAGCAACTCTTGCAATAGCCTCCTCAGCACTTATAGTTGTAGTCAATGTATTTATATTATTTTCAATATCTTGTATAATATTCAAATTCTCTAAGAGCTCACTTTCAAATATCTGTTTTTGCTCATAAGATATTTTAGACGATATATTATTTAATAATGTCTTTATTGAAGTATGCTTTATTTTAAAGTCGTCAATCTTTCTAAGTAGCTCTGTTTTTATTGCTATAAGTTGAGTAGTCGATGCTGTTGCTTTTAGATTATCTATAACACCAACAGCAGCTGCTATATTTTGTTTCTCAAGACTTATACTATTATTTATATAGTTAGTATATCTAGATAATTGTTCATTCGCAATTTCTGGTGTAAATGTAACTATTACCTTTTGGTCAGTATCAACCGTTTTAGCAATATCATCAATTACTTTCATTGAATTCTCTATTATCTTTTTTTGTTCATTTATTTGTGGATTATCTGTTGGTAAAGAAGCAATATAACTAGCATTTTGGTCAACATCTGTCTTATTTGCTGCTATTGCATTAACTAAAGCTACAATCTGATTCTTCTTCAACTCAAGTTCATTTTTAGTAATTTCTACACTTAATTCATTTAATGATTGAGAAACACCAGCAACATTTCTTTCTAATGATTCAGTACTCTTTAATACAATATTTATATTTTGTGCTCGCTTATTAACATTTTCAATAGTATCAGATTTATTAATAGAATCCTTTACGAAATTAAATGATTGTTCTAATGTTATTTCAGATTGTTTTATTGTATTTATATCTAATGATGATTTATCTAATTTACTTAATAAAGTACTCTTAGAATTAGGATCTAAATTATTATTACTATTCACTTTAGTTGTAAGACTTGCAATAAATTCTAATAGAGCTGTATTAGTATCTTTGATAGCTTGTATTTTGGCAGATATAATTACCATATCATTATTACGAGTTTCTTTTACTTTATTTACTTCTTGATTGTATACATCCCGTTGTATTTTATCACTATTGTATTTTTCTAGATTTGCCTTTGTTATTAATATTTGCTCATATAATTGTTTAGCGGCCTTTTCTTTTATCCCTAATGTAGTCATATCTCTACTAACCTGTACTTCATTTACAGTATTAAAAAGTTCGTCTTTCAAACTACTAATATTATTCATATTTCCAGAAATATCTTTAAAATAGTTTTCAAGAACTTGAGTATTCTGTGTATATACTTTTAATAATCCAACTAACATTTGTGTTTTAATTTGTAGATTTGATGCATTTTCATCAATCATTGCAATTTTAAAGTTCTGTGGTAAGAAAAGTTGTACTTGTTTCACTTCAGTTTTCACAATTGGTGAAACTCCTAAATAACTCTCTCTGTTTGCTAGTAAAGGAAGACCTAGAGAATTAATAAATACACTAATATTATTTACAGTAGTAGAATAAGGTGATTCAAATTGTGTATTATCATATTGCTCATCAATATTCACAATACCATCATAATTATTTAGAAGTGTTACTTCTTTTACTTTCTCTAACGCATACCATATATATTTACCATTATTATAATGGATTGGGCTTGGTACAGGGATGAAATAACCTAATATATCGAGTAAAGGATTTCCAGATGCATCACAAAATACATATGTTACACCTATATTTGTTAGTGTAATAAATGGCGAAGAATAACTATAAAATTTTTGTGATATATCATATGTAGCAATTGGCACATCTACAATTTCTGAAATTTGCTTTGGAGTAGTTTCAAACATATCATCATATTCATAGTATGTTTTAGTATCTGGATTTAAATTTGGAACAGATATTAAATTATGTTCAGTATCAAATAATGGTTGATTATTTTCAACAAATACATATATATCTTTATATTTAGTCGCTTTAGAGGATTTGGTTTGATTACTTATATATCTATCTAAAAATAAAGAACCATAACGTAAGCTTTTAGAGTAATCACTAAAGACAAAACAACACATTTGATTAGGATATACAACTACTCGTTTTTCTTCAGAGTTTGCAGATGTATTGAATACTATAGGCTCTTTTCCAACATTATGAATTATAAAATAATCACCGAGATTTAAGAAAAACTGTGGAAATATAAATGGATTATAAAATTTATCAACTTTCATTTGTACATATTTGTTTATATATAGATTTGTAATAAGATTATATGCATGAGGATCCAGCGATAATGTATCAAATAATAGTGGTGCTTGTGTCTGTACTTGTCCACCAAACATTGCTGGTGCTTGTGCTTGTGCTTGTGCTTGTGTTGCTGGCATATTAAAATCATCTAATTTATCCTCAAATTGCCCCTTGTAACGATATATAATAGAATCAATTCCATTGCTAGATAGTTTAGTATAATCTACACCATTCAACTCATAGCTATCATAATTTGGGTAAAATGGTACAACTGTATTATTTAATAGTTTTCCATTATTATCTGTTTCAACATATTTAATACCATATAATATCTGGTCAATATCATGAAGTGCTTTAAAATATTTATCTTGTGATAAATTATTTCTAAGAATTGGTTTTTGTTCTTCAGGAATATCAATAATTTGAACAGAACGAGGCAGATTATTGGAATCAAAATAATATTTAGAAAATCCTGGAATACTTAATGGTTTTTCAATAACATCTGTTACAAAAATATAAAATCCATCAGGATTCTTGTAAAGAGCACCATTTTGCTCAGTTACAATATATTTTATATTAAAGTATGTATCATCTTTTTCTGTAAAATACTTCATGTCATCTTGTCTAAGACGCATTAGATATTGTAATGGTTTTCTTTCAAAAACTAGAGGATCATTTAGATTAGTCGTAGTTATATTATTAAACCATATGACCCAGTCAGATGTTTCAGTATTAATTAAATTGCGTTGAATAGGAACAGATTCTATTAACGTTGTATCATTATAGTAGTTACATTTACCATCTTCTCCTAAAACAGTTCCTAAAGGACAACCTTCTATGTAAGGATTATTATTGGGAATAAAACTTACTGGATAATCTCTTTTTACAGTATTAATAGAAGTGCTTAGCTCTGTTTTTTTATTTTCAGTTCTTATTATAAGACCTTCTCTTTCAGTTTTCTTTTGGGCTTCTTCTTTTATTAAAAGTTCTTCAATCTTTTTAATAGAATCATTGACTGATACAATTTTTTTGTTAATTATATTTGTATACTCCTTTGCGGATGTTAGTAACCCAAGTCTTTGTTTAATCAAATGAAGATGTACTATTTCTGAAGTGAAATCAGTTTGTATATGTGTTGCATAAGTAATAAGATTATTAATGTCATTTAGTGATTCTTTCAAAATTTTTATGGGTTGAATAAAATATGATTTATATTCGAGACCGTATTTATCTATCATCGATTTTATATTGTCAATTAGTTCATTATATTCTGTATTCTTTTGATCATAAAACGTATTGATAAATGTTAAAATATTTTGTATTTCCGTTAAAGAATCATTATTTTTTTTGGTAGTTTCATAATTATATGCAACTGCAGATTCTTTTTGAATAATATTATACAATTCTTTCTTGGCTGCAATTTGAGCTACATAAGAATCTTGTTTATCTCTATAATCCAAAGCTTGTTGGCCACCTTTTGATAAATATGTTTTTTTTGAAGGTTTACGAATTCTACGTAGAGTTCTACCCTTCGTCATTTACTAAATGATGTAAACATATTTTAAATCGGGAATTAGTTATTTCGTTTTCTTGTTTTAGAAAATACAACTCTGTTTTTCTTTGTTTTGGTTTGAGAGCCACCGCCTGCGTGAGGGATAACATTTGACTTGTCTACAGATGGTCCATTTGCTTGACCATTAACTCCCCTAATTGATAATTTAATGACGGTCGCAGCTGTTGACATTGTTATCGTTCTTTTACCTAGATTTGGAGTTCCTGCTGAGCGTCCTAGTGCAGGAAGAAGAGTCCAATTTATACCATTATCAATACTATATTGTAACGCTGTTACTGTACCACTAGGAATTTTTGTAATATCAATTTCTATTTGTTTTGATGCTGCTCCAGCCGCAGCAGTATAAGCTAATCCAGTACCAGGGGGTATATTTGGTGTAGCAGTAGTAGTATCTACAGCACTAGAAGTATAAGTATTTTTAGCTCTTATACTAATACTATAATTTATACCATTTGCCAATGAGGTACCTGCCGCATTCGTCATTTTTGTAAATTTATAAGTAGTAGTATTTGCTAACAGGTCTATATACATAGGAATTCCACTTGTAATACAGCTTACTTGATAAGCTGTTCTTGGAGCTGCAAGAGTAGGTGGAGCTGCGCTATAAACTATAGTTATATATTTATCTCCTACAGTCTGTGATGTGATAGTAGGAGCAGTAGGGGCAGTAATTATTGTAGCAGATATACTAGATTCTACACCATTACATCTTACAATGTCAGCAACATATGATAATCTTATTTTAATATTATATGGTGTACCTGCTACAAAGGGTGAGCCCGATGATAATGTAGTTGTTGTTATTGCTATAGTCCTAGTATCAGGGGCTATAGGCGTAATGGAAATTGTAGTGATATTTCTATAAGTAGTCCAATTATCTGTTGTATATTCATATAAAGGACTTCCTGTTATTATAGGTGGTGCAAATTTAATAGTAATTGATGAAACACCAGATTGAGTAGCTAATAACGAAGTTGGTTGTGGAAGAGGACTTTTTAGAGCGACTGGATACGTTTTTCCTGAATCAGCGCTGTAACCCTGCGAATTGTGAGCTTTTATTCTGATATTATAAACAGTACCAGCAGTAGCAACTAAATTTGTATTGCCATTTGATACTGTAGTTATTGTAATAGAAGTAGGAGTAGTAGCAGACGCAATACTATCTTTATATACACTATTATTTGTTGTGTAAGCTATTTTATCTATAGTTGCACCATTATTAGTAATAGCTCCAAAGTTTACAATTATAGTAGTCGCATTATACAATATAGATGTTATTACTGGAGTATTAGGTACTTTTGCTGGTATAAGACCTGTTATACCCGTATATAAAGTTGAAGCATCAAATGTAGTAGGTCCAGCAACATTTATAGCTACAACTCTTATATTATAAGATGTACCATTTGCTAAGTCAGCATTTGTTGAGTCTTTTGTTATTGCGGTACCACTTGTAATATCAAGCCAGTTAACACCATTATTTGTAGAATACTTATAGCTTGTAATATTTCTGCCATTATTTGCTCCATTAGTAATTGTAAGAGTTATACTTTTATCTCCTATACTTGATGTTATTGTAGTTGGTACAGCAGGAATTGTGTATGGTATAGAATCTGGTACTGTAGTAGGTAGTGCATTACCAACTGTTGAACCATTCATTGGTCTTATTTTTACTTTATATTTCGCTCCATTTACTAAATTGTTGTTACTTGCAGCAGAAACTGTAGTAATATCAAATGTTCTAGTAGTGCTACTTATACTTGGAGTAAAAGCTTTCCAATTAGTACCATCATCTGTAGAATATTGATAACCAGTTGGCTGTGGGTTTCCGCTTGGAGGAGTAAAGCTAACAACAAGTTTTGCATTACCATCTGTAATAGATAAATTACTAATATCAGCAGGGTTTGGAGCCACGGGGCTTAGTGTTATATCTGCAGATGCAGTACCATCACCCATAATATTTACAGCTTTTATTTGTACTTTAGTATATACTTGACCATTTGTCAATCCTGTAATAGTAATTGAAGAATTAATTACTGTAGCTGATGACCAAATTATAGGGGTTGCACTTGAATTCAATGTATATTTATATCCTGTTATAATCTCACCACCATTATTTGTGGGTGCTGTAAAATATATAGTTGCTTGTCTATCTTGATTAGTTACACTATTAACAACTGGAGCATCAGGTGCTCTTGCTGGTGTAACATTAATGCTTCCATAATTAGTAACAGTAGTTCCATCAAGATTTGATGGAGTAGCTTCATTTACAGCTACAACCCAGATAGTATATGTAGTACCATTTACTAAGTCAACATTTGTTGACTGTTTTGTTATTGGGTTACCACTTGTAATATCAAGCCAGTTAACACCATTATTTGTAGAATACTTATGGGCTGTAATAGGTGAGTTATTCGCTGCTCTATTATCAATTCTAAGAGTTATACTTTTATCTCCACGAGTTTGGAGCGCTATTGTTGGTGCTTCAGGAACACTAATAGTCTTAGTATCTACAGGATTTGTTGCTGCAGCAGAGCTAGGAATACCATTAAATGCTCTTATTTTAATTTTGTAAGTAGTTAGAGCTAAATTTGCATATGTTGTAACGCCTCCTGTAGTAACTCCTTGAGATACTGTATTTATAGTAAATTCGGTATCAATTACTGGATTACCAATAGGAGCAGTTGCCCAGTTAGCTCCGTCATTTGTAGAATATTCATAACTGGTTAAAGGATTTCCATTATCATTCCCTCGAGTAAATGAAATAGTTATTGTACGATCATGGTTGTCTGTTGCTATTACATTACTAGGCGGTTCTGGTGCTTTTATTGGTATAATATTATTTTGAGGTGGATTAGCGACCCCTGTGCCAATTCTATTTTTAGCTCTTACACTAACATCATATGAAGTTCCATTTACTAAAAGTGCATATGTTGTTCCACCAGGGGTAGGTGCAGATACTGTAGTTATAATAAAACTTGGCGTGTTATTTACTGTAACACCCGAATCTTTCCAATTAGTTCCATCTGTAGAATATTCATATCCTGTTACAACTGACCCACCATTATATGGCTCACTAGCTACTGGCCCACCAGTACTATTATATCTTGGCATTTTATCAATATATACAGTAATACTTCTATCACCACCTACTGAATGTACTTCTGGAGCATGAGGAACATCTGCTGGTTTAATAGTTATACCACTAGAAGGAATACTTTTAGTAGTATCGGTAAATACTGCTTTTATTTTAACAGAATATGTAGTTCCATTTGTAAGTGATGTTATTGTGATTGGACTTGAATTACTTGAAGTGGAAACCCAGTTTATCCCATTATCTATGGTATATTCATAATCAGTTACAGTGCCACTGGTTGGAGCATTAAAACTTATTGTAGCAGATTGATTAGTCTCACTAGTAACTGCTAAATTTGTTGGACCTGCTAATAATGGTAGTGTAATATTTTCGACATCTGTAACTGCTCCATTACCAATTGTATTTTTAGCTCTTATTCTTATATTATACGTATTGCCATTTGCTAAATTTTCATTATTTTCTGATCTGGTAGATATATTAAAGCTTGTTGCGGTTGGTGCACTTGCTTGAATAATACCTGAATCTTTCCAATTAGTTCCAGAATTTGTAGAATATTCATATCCTGTTATAACCGACCCACCATCATATGGGTTACCACTTGCATTAGTTCCTCCCGTTGTAGTATCATGAGTCGGTATACCAGTAATATTTACAGTAATAATATTATTACCTGGTGATAATGATACATATGGTACATCAGGTACCTTTGCTGGTTTAATATCTATAGATGCTGAAGGAGTACTTTCAGATGAATCACTAAATATTGCTTTTATTTTAACACTATATGTCAAACCATTATCTAAAGTTTCTTCATTTGATTTTTTAGTTATTGTAATTGAAGTACTAGTACGATTTGTTGGAGCTGCCCATGTAACTCCATCATCTGTAGTATATTGTATAGATAACAAAGTAATACCACTTATGACCGTTGGAGCAGTAAAAGATATAGTAGCAGTTTGATCATTTTGACTAGAAACTGCTAAATTTATCAAAGCAGTACGTGATGGAGCCGCAGCTGGGTTTGGTGAAGGGGATGGTGATGGTTCTGGTGATGGTTCTGGTGAAGGGGATGGAGAAGGGGATGGAGAAGGGGATGGAGAAGGAGAAGGGGATGGTGATGGTTCTGGTGATGCAGAAGAAGATGATAAACGTGATAATATGTAAGATGTATATGTAGTAATATTTTCATAAGTAGCTAGTAAACTATTAGTTTCTATCAATTCTCCTACAGGTGTAGGTTCCTCATCAGGGCCATTTGAACGAGCAATTTCCCATTTACCACTATTAGAATCACTAGGCCCTATAAGTACTATATTAATAAAATTACCATTAGTATCTTTAGAATAATAGGTATTATTAGGAATTTGTATATATAAGTTATAACTATTTGTAAACCTTTCATGTACGTTATATAGTTGAGTTCCTGGGACTAAAGTTGGCACAGAAATATTCAGAACACTACTTAATGGAGTACCACCAGAAGAACTCATTGCAATACTTACTTCTCTTACAGCTAGGGGGGTTGTTGGTAAAGTGCGTGTAACTATTGGAGGTAAATCTGTAGCGGTCCGAGTTGGTGTTGAACTTAGCACAGATGACAATATATTACTCATAGTAGTACTTCCAGTAGGGGAACTAGTAGTTGACTGACGTGTAACTGGGTCTGGTGCAGTAACAGAAGTAATTGTTAGATTTGGTAGGATTGCAGATGTAGCTGGGTCATATAAAGCAATAGAGCCATCGCTGTTATTTTGTATATATATAATTCTGTTATTCATTACTATAAAATACTGTCTTGAAGGAGGATCATAATATAATGAATATGTCGCTGATTGACCCCCTTTCATTCGTTTAGCACCTCCTTCCAGTCCTAATGGAGTATCACGTCCTAAAGTATTAATCCCTGGATTACTGCCTAGAGCATCAGCTTCTGGATTACTGCCTAGAGCATCAGCTTCTGGATTAGTCTCTGGAGTAATAATTTCTGTAGTATTTGTAGATATTGTAATATCAGCATTTGTATCTAGAATTTGCTGTTCATTAGTATATATACTTGCCGGTGCTGTTACTGTAGAAGGTGTATCACTGTGTGATAAAATATTATTAACCAAGGAGATTTCTCTTTCTATAATATTGTTCCTAATAATTCCAGGACTTATATTAGGAAATCCATCTATAGTAGCAGGTAAAGTCATATTATCGGGTGAGTTATTACCAATATCTACAATTAAATTATATCTTACTGATGTTATTGTATTATCAATATCAGAATCAATATACTTAATATTATTTAATACTTGTGATGGTATAATAAAATATCTGAAATGGTTTATATCAGCATTATCAACTTCAATATATACTGTAAAAGTTATTATGCCATCAATTGTATATATATAATCAGTATTATAGTAATTTTTTGTAGCATCAACAGTATAAGGAATATATCTGTAGTCTCCTCCAGAAACGGGTGCAGCAGAAGGCTCTGGTGATGGCTCTGATGATGGCTCTGGTGATGGCTCTGGTGAAGGTTCTGGTGATGGAGAAGGAGAAGGACTTGGTGATGGAGCTGGTGCTGGTGATGGTGCGGGTGATGGTGCGGGTGCAGGGCGTGGTGATATTGACGGCAAAGATGGTGCGGTAAGTATGCTATCATCACGTGGAGTAATACCCATTGTCATTAATACAGCATCAAGTGCCTTCTTTTCATAAAGATCTAAGCCACGTAAAGTCGTATTACGCCATAAGGATGGGTAATTATAAAATTCATTAGCTCCTAAATAATTATTTGTATTAGTCATCGGATAAGTATCAGTTACAAGCGATGTGAGTGTATTTGGTTTTAGTGGATTTGTTACTGAATTTCTTCCAGTATAATTTATTCCTCTTGACGGATAGTTCTTTGATGTTAGATATGCCAATGTATTAATATTATTTAATCCATCTCTAGGATTGTTATATAATCCTGTATTCTCAGCAATCAATGTTCCCATTGATTTAGCTGCAGCCATATTACTCTATTTTATTTGCGATTTTTATTACTACGTCTAGTTTTACGACCACCACGTTTAGACTTCTTTGACTTCTTAACTCTTCTAGAACCACCAGTCTTATTACAAGCAGGGTTCGCAATACGAGCATCATAAGGCTGTTGTGTTAGTACTGGGGCACCAACAGAATCAACATAGTCACTAGCTCTATTTCCATAACCAGCCGTAGGGGCTGTGTAGAAAGCACTATCAACACCACCAACACCACCAGATTGTAAAGGCATAGGATTTGCTAAAGCGCCTGGGGGGGATGTATTCACTAAGCCACCTTCGCATCCAATGCGTGATATAGCGGCATATCCTCCAAGTCCAGGGCCAGCAGACCCTGTCATAGGACCAGCACCAACATCAACAGTGTAACGGCCACCACGCATAACAGGAGCACCAGGACCTTCACTTCCTAAAGGCATTCTTACACCACCTTTTTTATTAAGAAGACCATTATAAAGAATTCCAGAGTTATTACCACCCCCAGCAAAACCGGGAAGGCCTCCACTTCCTTGTACTGGGCCAACCATACCTGGACGAGACGCAGCTAAGCAATCTGGTGTTAATGGTGTTCCGCCAACAACAGTATTTGCATAAGGAGCTTCAGGTGCAACTGCATGTCCGCTAAATGAATAACCACCACCTCTTTGGCTTTTTTTTCCCTTTGTTCTTCTCATTTTTGTTCTTCTTTGCTTTACCATTTCTCTAGATATATAAAAGAAAATATATATATACTATCATGGATAAAATAAGTGAACTATTTGATTTATTTGGAGAATCTGCATATTGTAGTATATGTTTGGAAAATATATCTGAAGGATCGAGAGTTCGTTCATTGAATGAATGTAATCATATTTTTCATAGCATGTGTATTGATAAATGGTTTTTAGAAAAATCTTCTTGCCCAACATGCAGAAAAGAATACACATTAATTATTCCAAAATCGAATGATTCTGAAATAATGAGTGATATTGATAGACTTTTTATGACATGGACATTATTACATGGAATTCTTAAAAAGATTAAACTAGCAACTGTATTTAACGAAAAGAAAAATGATATTCGGTTAGTATTTGTGAGATTTCGTTCTTTACCAGTAGATTTAGATACACGATATTCTTTAGCAAGTACAAAACAATATATTGCTGCCAGAATATGTAAAATACAAAATTTACATAAAACGCAAGTTCACAGACAACCGCAAGTATATCAATGGATTGATAAAATAGAAAGTCATAGTGAATATAGAAATTTAATTCAACATATTTGGCTCCCGTAGAGAAATAATCTCATATCTTTTAAAATCATCATTATATTCAATATTTACCAAAATATTTGTAGAGCCTTTTGCTTTTAGCATTTTACTTAATTCAAGTTGCTGAACACATGCTTTATTGAGTGATTTACCATTTACATCAAACAGCTCATAAATGTCTGGAAGAATAAAGTCTGGCACCGCTTTAGCAAATGTTATCTTTTCTTCTGAAACTGCTTTAGCCAATGTTATTTTTTCTTCTGATACTGCTTTATCCTCTTGCTTTCGTCCATAATAACCAGATTGAATTTGTGCGACACTTTCATTCAGATTAAATGTAAATCTACGCTTTCCTGAAACTTCAGGAATTAAAAATACTTTTGTAAAATCATTTACACCAACAAAATCCTTTAATGAATCAAGAGATTTAGGATTCATAATTTCTGTTGTAATTCCACCTAAGAGTCGTACATCAGGAATCCAATGGTGCTGAACAAAATCTTTCATATATTCACGTCGTTTAGTAAAAGTATGTGTATCAAATATATTTTGATTTCTCCATACATAAATATCCTCTAAAAGCAAACTATGAGCGATACCATCAAGAGTTGCAACAAATACTGAGCCTTCATATACTTCTGGACTTATGCGCATGCGTAGAGTGTAACAAGTAGGCTGGCCTTTATTCATTTCTCGTTCCCGCTTTGACATATTATATTTAAGAAATACTGGATTTGATTTTGGAATGAATACTAAAAACCCTGGCTCCGCCTTTGAAGAAGTTGAATTTACAAAAAAAGTTCCTTTCTTTAATGGGATTTCAGCATATGTTGCAACCGAATTAGGTCTATTAGAAGACCCAATTACGTTACTTGAATTGATACGTTGAGAAATTACTAAATCTTTACAAATTCCACTCAAAAATTCAATAGCTCTTGCTTGGTCATTTTGATTTGGTTTCTTAAAAATAACAGCATGTGTATTACGATGCGATGACCTTAGTGAGCCTTGTGCAATCTGCTCTTGTTGATTCATTATTCTATATATATTATGTATCAAAGGTTTAGACCTTTTAAAAACTAGCATAATTGGGATCTGTTTTTGTATCATCCGGACCAATAGAACCCATCATCCCACCATTCTGAACCAATTCTGTAGCAAATGGTTGAATTGGTTGAGAAGTATTTAACATTTTATTACTGGCTATGCCAGAGTTTAACATTATTTTAGATCCACCATTTACAATACCTGGTCCAAAAGAACGCTCGGGATAACGTAAATTATCTGTAAAATTTTGTGTACTATATTTTTCATCTTGGGGATCATTTGGAATTACATTATACATATCGTTTATTTTAGCAATAGAATCTGGAATACGAGAATTTGGAGGGCTTGGTCCAGAAGGAGATACTTGTCTAGGAACTGTAATTGGCATAGGCTGTTTTATTAAAGCTGCTGGGGCAGGAACTTCAAATGGCTCTTCACTGGGACTAAATACAAATAAATATAAGAATGCTATAATTACAAATACAATAACTAATGTATTAAAATTATCAAGACCTTTGATATCCATCTAAATTAGTATTTAAAAAGAAAACTGTAGATTAATTAGAAATGAATTCTATTTCGCTTGCACTGAAGGTTCTGGAGTTACCATCTGCGAAGGTTGATTTGATTGCGATGAATTTTGAGAGTCTTTACCAACTTTCTCTCGATGCTGCCGTAGTTGTGATGAAGAATGCATCCTCTGCTTCAAAGGCTGAGAATGTTTCTTTACTTGTATCTGTTGTAAATGAAGTTTTGGCCCAGATGGAGAAGAAGGCGATTTCATCAGTTGCTCTAGAGACATCCAAGAAGGAGATTGTACAGAAGTTTGAGAGTTTAAAACACCTTGTTGACGATGTTGTACCTGTTGTTTTTTCTCGTCTCCCTCATTTAAATCCTTCAGTTCTTCAGACACTTGCAGCACTTGTGAGCTGCCTTTCTTTATGCAAGAAGGTTTCTTCTGGTGAAGAGGTTGCTGCTGTGGCGCCTTTTGCTGATGTTGTCCCTGTTGTACCTGCTGCTGCGATGGCTGTCCCTGTACCTGTTGTACCTGCTGTCGCACCTCTAGCTGTGGCTGTCTCTCTCCCTGCTGGTGATTCCGCTGCTCTTGAGGGTAAAATTCTTTCGCCAAAACGCTCTGATGTAAAGAAGGCCTGACTGTTATATCGTAACCTTGAATACTATAAGAGGTAGCATTAGAGATACAGTCATACTCTTCAATAGAAAAAGCTATTTTAGGAATTATTCCATCATATAGCTCAACATGTTCTTCAGTATCAACTTTTTTTAACAATCTATACATTGTAAAATTATTATCATATAAAATCCCTTTAATATTTCCAAAATCATATATATATAATTTGTTCTTAGATTCTATAGGAGAATCTCTAATTTTATAACTAATTACGTATTTCATATATTAATATTATCTGAAATACTTAAGGCCATATAACAAAAAATTAAAAAAATTGGTTAAAATTCACTTTAAGAATACTTTATAGAAATATATAATGACAAGTGTACTTATTCTTACCCATAAGGCTGAAGTAAAAACTGCTAAACTAAATGTTGAGAGTGGTGTAACACTAAAAGATATTCAAAAGTATTTTAAAAAGCGAGTAGAGCCTGAAGTTCTAGGTACCTATCTATATAAAACACTAACACTCTTCTTATTCGGTTTTACAACTGGAAAGGCTGGCACTGAAAATAAACATGAACTTCCTCCACCTCATGATGCAACTCTTGCTTTTGGCGATATTATGCTAATTGCTTCTAAAGATGAAAATTCATTTGCTGTACCAGCATTATTCAAGCCTGAAGATTATGAAGTATTTTATTCAAAAGCATTTGGTGGATTTGATGACCTCGATGATGAAGATGATGATTTAGATGAAGAAGATGATGAGGAGTTGGTAGAAGATATTGTTGATGATATCATTGATGAGGTTATTGATCCAGATGAAGAATTTGATAAACAATCTTATGTATCTGAAGAAGAAGTTGAAATTGTAGTAAAAAAAGAAAAGAAAAAGAAACTTCCTATAACAATAAATCAAATTAATATTCATCCTGATAAACAATTGAATGAAACATCTGAAAAAAATAAACTACGTAATGATGTATCAAATAGTTTAGAGAAACTCTTTGCTAAAGATTTTACAAAAGATGATATTAATACTCTTGAACAAGAAATTTATGTTTCAGCATTGAATGATGCGACCACTAAACATATTATTAAAGATTGGTCTATTAAACTATTTGAACAAGTATATATGAGTAATCTTCGTAAAATTACTAGTAATTTGTATTCAGAATCATATGTAAAAAATACCGAGCTTATCCATCGATACAAAAATAAAGAAGTAACATTCAAAGATATTAGTAAAATGGACCATTATTCATTATTTGAATCAAAATGGAAAGAGCGTATTGAACATCAGAAAAATATTGAAAAACGGCAACTTGAGGGTAATAAATCAATGGCAACAGAGCAGTTCTTATGTACTCGATGCTTCAAACGTGAATGTACATATTATGAAATGCAAACTCGCTCTGCTGACGAGCCTATGACTATTTTCATCAATTGTTTGAATTGCGGAAAGAATTGGAGACAATAAACAAGAATATCTTTAGAAATGAATACTTTTACTGAACCTGAATCAAAGCCTCATAAGGCTTCTACGGCAGAAATTCCAATTAAGCTTGTCGGAGCAAAAGGAACAAATCCAATTCCTATGTTAGAAAAACTCTGGGATTTTTATTCTGTTAAAGGTATTAAGACAGTTTTTATTTCACTCGGCACCTCAAGCAGCCCTCTTGCAGAACTAGAAATTGCGGAAACTCTTGGATGCCCTATAAATATAGTTGAATATGATTCTGCTAAACTAGACTTATGGAATAAGACATCTGATATTTTAAAAATAAGAAAGGCACATGGGGAAAATGTTTGTGATTTCACGAATGAAGTCGTAAATAAATGGGTTCTACCAAAAAATCTACGTGTTACAAATAAGTTACCATTTTTTTATAATGGTAGTATTGAATTATCTGGAAATGTTATTGAAACCGTAAATTTCAATCAATATATTGAATCTGTATGCTCTGCTATGAATATTTCTCAAGAAAATGCTCGTATTGATATACTAAATATTCAGTTAGGTGCTGAACTAGAGCAATCTGTATTATTAGCATTCTTAAATAATTGCTATCGCCCTGGCTTAATAATAGTAAACTATACGTACAAGCCAGATTCTCATTTATTATCTACAATGGTTGCAGGCCATTTACAAAATGTAGGCTATATGCTTATAGGTAAGGAGGATTCTAAATTTTTATATGTATATAATGATAAAAATGTGTATGAATTCTGCAGTTATGAAACAATGAATATTGATAATCCTCTTATATATGAATTCTTAAAGTCTTCAGGTTATTATTCTTCTAAAAAATAGGTATGACATCTAGATTTGAAAAACAAATTAGTATCCCCGAGTTTAATAATAAAATTAATCCCGGAGATAATTTTTATCTACATATTAATGATAAATGGTTAGAAAAAACAGAAATTCCTAAAGATACTTCATCGTATAGTGTAAATGAAGAAATTGAAGATGTTATAGAAAAAGATTTATATAATATTATTGATAAATGCTATAATTCTGTAAAGAGAGGTGAAAAGGCAAATTCATTTGAAGAAACAATTGGAAAGTTTGCTCTTTCTTCATTGAGAGAATCTGTGCAGAAAAATAGTATAACAGCATTAAAAAAAAATATTGAAACCCTAAATTGTATTCGCTCTATTGAAGATATTGGTGATAGTCTAGGATATTTTTGTAAAAACAATATTGATACAATTTTATCAACATATTTACAGCTTGAACGAACTAAACATGATAAATCGATATATACATTGTATATATCATCAAGTAATCTTGGTTTGCCAGATATTAGTTATTATAACGCTAGTGCACCAGGTAAAATGAAAACTTTAATTTCATACATTCAAATGGTTAAAGATGTATGTAAGTTGTTAAAAATTGATGATATAAGTGATGTTATATCATTAGAATCTTTTTATTCAGCACATATTAATAAATTGGAAGATGCAAATAGTATTTTAATAAAAGGACATGAATTACAAAAAATATTTCAGATATTTCCATGGAATAATTTTTTTACTTCATATGGTATAGATAACTGGAAAAATAAATCATATAGAATACAATCAAAAAAATATTTTGATATTTTACAGAAATCATTTATAGATGTTCCATTAGAGCAATTTAAAAAATTATTTAAATTGCATTTAATATTAAATACATTATTAATTCTTCCTAAGCCATATAATAATTTATATTTTGAATTCTATCAAAATAAATTAAAAGGTCAAAAAGAGAAATATTCTCAAAAATTTTTAACACTTCATTTAATACAAATGCATCTACCAATACCTCTTTCAATATTATATAAAAAAGAGTTTTTAGAAATTTCTTTAAAAAGAGATGCAACAAAATTTATTGAGAAAATTCGAAGCTCTGCATTAAAACAAATTGCATCCAATACATGGCTTCAAGAATCAACAAAAAAGACTGCAATAGAAAAAGTAAAAAATATGACGCTAAGTATTGGATGGCCAACTAAATATTATGAATTGAACTTACCCATTCTTCAAACAGATAATCTTTTAGAAAATATATATTTGTTAAGTGCAGCGTCAACTGCAAAAGATATAAAATTACTAAATACAGAATCAATACCTGGTGCTACATGGGAAGAACCAGCCTTTATGGTAAATGCTTTTTATTATAATGAAATTAATGAATTTGTTATACCAGCCGGCTCTTTACAATATCCTTTTTATAGTGATACATCATCAATAGGTTGGAATTATGGTGGACTAGGAGCAGTAATAGGTCATGAAATGGTTCATGCGTTTGATGAAAATGGTCGTAATTATAATGAGCATGGTCTTTTTAAACAATGGTGGTGTTCAATTGATAATAGAAGATATAGTGTTTTAATTAAAAAGTTAGAGGAATTATACAGTAGTTCAAGAATATATGGGAATCATCTAGACGGTGATAGAACGGTCAGTGAGAATTTAGCAGATTTAGGAGGTCTATCCATAGCACTAGGTGCTCTTAAAGATGAATTAAAAGGAGTTTCTGAGAAAGAAAGAATACATGAAATACGGCAATTCTTCATTTCTTATGCGGTTTCTTGGAGAACAAAGGAAGAAAAGAAAAAGGTTTTGCAAAGTTTAATTATTGATAAACATTCTCCACCAGAATTTAGAGTAAATAATATTGTAAATCAATTTGATGAATGGTATGAAGTATTTAATGTAGAGGTTGGAAATAAAATGTTTGTTGATACCACACAAAGAATAAGAGTATTCTAATATAACCTATGTATAGAATGAATATTACTAAATTTCTGCGTAACAATATTTTAGTTATCTTTTTAATTCTTCTTATTTCTTCTGTTATGGCCTACATGAATTACCAATCTATGGTTGAAAAAAATATAGATGAAGGATTTAATAGTGATTCTAATCTTAAAACTATAATGTATGTTGTATACGGAATTACAGCATTGTGTCTTTTACCTATGTTATTCTTAATTTGTAAGGCAATTTTTAATGCAGTATTTAATTAATTAAAGTAGAATAAAATCACTCAAACGAAACTTCTCATATCTGCCATCAGGCATATGACGCTTTACAATAATAGGTAGTCGGCGCTGCTCTAACTCTAATTTAGCAATATCCAGAACATTTGTAATATGTGCTGGTACTTGAATATAAGGGCGGGCGCCTTGTGCAAGTTGATTTGTACGCATTCCAAGAATCTTAGTACGCTCAAAGGTGGAAAGGAAAGGCATCGACTTGTGATAAGGGTCGTCTTCAGAAAGAGTAGTTCTTAGTGGGATTGAAGTCTGCTCTGATTCTTCATAATCAAGCACACACTCTGGATGAAACTTCAGCAGCGATTCAATAGGATTGCTGAAAATAGTATTCTTCTCTTCTTGAACAGCTTCTACATCAACAACTTCTTCTACTTCATCAAACTCTTCAATAACATCAAGTACATCCTCAATATCTTCATTGTCGGCACCAGATGTTACAAAATTATCGGAATCCATTTTATATATACTTTATATAATAATTATTCCTTTAATTTTTTGTAAAAAATGTAAAAAATTGGATATAAAGTAATTTTACAAATAGTATTAAGAATGGATACTGTTACTGAACTTAAGCGTTATGAGACATTTGATGAAATGGGTTTACCGGATACTCTTTTAAGAGGTGTTTACTCATATGGCTATGAGCGCCCATCTAAAATTCAAAGTCTAGCAATTGTTCCTATTATGCAAGGAAATGATATTCTTGCTCAGGCTAATTCTGGCACTGGTAAAACTGCCAGTTTTCTTTGTGGCTCTCTATGCCGCATTGATGCAAAACTAAATAAACCTCAAATTATGATTCTTGTACCAACTCAAGAACTTGCTAAACAGATTCTTGAAGTTGCTAAGCATCTTGGTTCATTCATGGGAATTACTTGTTTATGTGCAACTGGCGGTAATGCAATTCGTGAAGATATTAGTCTAATTGAAAACGGTGTTCATCTTGTTGTTGGAACTCCAGGGCGTATGTTCGATTTAATGAATCGTGGTAAACTAACAACTGAAAATATTAAATGCTTAATTCTTGATGAGGCGGACCAGATGCTTGAAGACCGTTTCTATAAGCAAGTAATGTGTATTCTAGAGCTTGGTTTCCCTAATACTACAAAGGTATCACTCTTTAGTGCGACTATGCCTAAAGAAGTGCTTGAGGTTGCTGCCAAGTTGCTGCAGAATCCTGTAAAGATTCTAATCCCCGCTGAGCAGGTATCTCTTGATGGCATTAAGCAATATAAGGTTGAGCTTGAGCGTGAAGAGCATAAATATGAAGTGCTATGTGATATTTATAAACAGTTAAATATTAATCAAGCACTAATCTATTGTAATACTCGCAAGCGTGCTGAATGGCTAGCAGAAAAACTTTCTGCTGATGGCTATCCTCTATTATGTATTCATGGTGAAATGGAAAATACTGAGCGTCGCAAGCGTATGGAAGATTTTAGAACTGGTAAAGTCCGTGTATTAATTGCGACTGACCTTCTTGCTCGTGGCATTGATGTTCAGCATGTAAGTCTTGTAATGAATTTTGAACTACCAATGAATCGTGAAAATTATATTCATCGTATTGGCCGCTCTGGTCGTTTTGGCAGAAAGGGTGTATCTATCAACCTTCTTTCTCCCAATGAGAAAAAAATGAAAGAAGAGTTAGAAAGCCATTATACAATCAGAATGGAAGAGCTACCATATGATTTAGGAACACTCAGTCTTACCTAAAGTTAGTACCTCTTATATCATGGCGACACGTTGGGCAATGCACATTTGTATTGAGCCATGTTGAAATACAATTATCATGAAACATATGACTACAATGATTAATTTTTCGTACTCTTGTATTTTCTAGGAGTAGAGAATCTTGACAAATAGCACATAGTTCATTTGTGTTTGTTACACTTACAATAGTTGTTCCAGCATTAATTTGTGCTTGTGTAGGGCGAATAATTACTGGGTCTGTAAAATTAGTTGCTGATGGAGCTCTAATAATATATGATAATAGTGATGTAAATAGTTCATTATCATTCATAGAAGCACTATCATCCATATTAAATGTTACACGAATACTATCTGTTTGTGCAGCTGAAGCATTAGAAGGTACTACTCTATTAACCTGTTGTACTAATCTTGTATTAGAACTTAGATGATTTCTACGAGCATTACTAAAGAGGTCAGTGTGGTTACGAACTTGATTACGAATATAATTGATTAAATCAGTTACTGTTCGAAATTGATTGGGATTTCCATATAGAATCTCTGGGAAATAATTGTGAAGGTCGTCAAATATACGAGTATTATAATGCTCTTCATAATTACTCATTTTGGGAATACCATTTATATGTTTGTTAATAATTTAATTTTTTTTGTTTACTACAAATAAAAAAAATTAAAAATATATATTGTAAATACCATGTATCAAACAAGATGTCAGACATTCTTGGTACAGGTGGTATTGTTAATGTTGGATTCACGTGTTATGCGAATGCTGTTATTCAAGCATTTCGTAGCTGTATAAATATGGAAGAACTCTTTAAAGAAGGAAATTATGATAAAATTCTAAAGAATAATTGTAAATATAATGAATTTACAAAACAATTTGCAAACATGATTCAGACACTTTCAACAATTGACTCTAACTCTTCAATGAGACCTATGGGATTTTGGCGTACATTTCATGATGCAGTTCAAGACTCTTGTTTTGAACAACTTCAAACTCGTCAGCCACATGATGCTCATGAGTTTCTAATGTTTCTTCTAGATTCATTACATGAATCTCTTTCTAAGAAAGTTATTATGAATATTACAAAATGCCAACTAATATCTGAGCGTCAGAAAAGTCATCAGAAATCTCTAGAAGCATGGAAAGATAATTTTGAGAAAAATTTCTCACCATTTGTAGATTTATTCTTTGGACTATTTCATATTCAGATTATTTGCTCTAATTGTAAAAATGTATCGCATAAGTTTGAAACATTTAATACCATTAAAGGTATTCTTCCTGAAGGCAATAGTAGTCCGACATTACTTGAATGTCTAGAAGGAGAGCTAAATGATGAATCTATTGACAACTATGAATGTGAAAAATGCAAGCCGAAAAGAACAGCTGCTGTACGTAGAACACGTGTTTGGAAACTTCCTAAGAATCTTATTGTTGTGTTAAAACGTTTTACGTATGATGGGCGAAAAATTCATACTCCGATTCAGCAAATTTCAAATACTGTAAATTTAAATTCACTGTATTCAAATCTATCACCGTATAAAAAAGATTCTACATTTAATTTGAATAGTATCGTTGACCACCATGGCTCAGCATCTGGTGGCCATTATACAGCTCAGAGTCTACATAGAGCTGAGAAAAAATGGTTTCTATATGATGACCAGAGTGTACATCCTATTGGCGTACCAACATCTGGGGAAAGCACGTATATTATATTTCTTGAGAAGACATAGAATGCCATCACCTCGTTGTACTTTAGATCGCTGGACCGCTGGCTCTAGCTCTAGCTCTTCTTACACTCCTAAAACTAGTGAAGCGAAAGAAATGGAAGATAAATTGAAGAAAATGATGGCTGAACGAGATAAAGTCGATACTATGTTGCAACATCAACTTGAATCAGTTGATTCTAAACCTTCTAAATAACAGTGCTTAGAATACCATCCACCATTTCCATTCTGCATATCAAGTATTGATTTAAAAGTATAATCGTATTGTTTTGCAACATTATACATATCATATTTTTTAACAGCACGTTCACGAATATATTGTCTATCAAATTTTCCATCGAGGGCCATTTGTATGCCATAACAATAATCAGCAAGTGTATGACATCTTAAACCTGTTTTAAATTGCTCTATTGTTTCTGTAAAAGCACCAAAAT